GTATTCTGAACGTAGGTCAGGGCTTCGGCGTTATCTTCGTTAATCATTTCAGAATGGATCTAAGGTGAGTTACAATCCGCTTAGCCGCATTACGGTCTAGTCCGGTTTTGTCGGAGAGAGCAGTTGGTTCGATTGGTTGATACTGGGCGTGTAGGGTTCGATGCAATATCTCAAACCCAAGCAGACGATCCACTTGTTCATTCAGCCACTCACGATTAGACGTTGGGTCATCCTCGGAGTTCTGCATGACGGTAAGTAGTTGATCCGCTTGCGTCTGTGATTGCGTCAATGACGATGCGCTTGCCAATAAGTTTACCACGGTATTTCCGCCCGATCTTCACCGGGATCTTCCCGTCCTTATGCTCCAGCTTTACCATCACCCAATCGGGGTTACGGGCTGGGTGCAGCACCACACCGTTCAGCTTGTTCGGTACAGCCAGCGGCACTTCTAGCGCAAGCTCTACCTCAGCCACACCCTCGGGCGTAAAGTAGGTGTTCTTGCCATAGCCTGTGTAGTGCTGGCCTTTGGTCAGCTTCGTGTTCTTAATAGCCAACAAATCGTTGACGGTCTTGCCCAGCTTGTCGGCCAAAGCAATGATGGGGGTATTGATAGGTTCCATTAGTATCCTCCTGTAGTTCTTCGAGACTTGTTAAATGCTTTATCGTCAACGTAGCGGATGCCATCAATCGCCGCATACCGCAGCACGTCGATAGGATCCTTGTGTGCCTCATCTGGGCCACCATCCGCCGTGTACTCCTGTAGCGCGGCAATGATGTTTTGGCACCGATCAGAAATGTAGAAGTGTGGGCGGTTGACGCTATCCATGGGCACCCTGCGATTGTAGGCCATCTTGGTCTGCAACGCCTGTAGCCCGTCCTCAATGTCCAAGCCGGGGGCCGGGACAAAGGTAAGCCCAGCATCAGCCAGATCCTCTATAATGGACGACGCCCCATTCTGCGTCTGGTACTTCGCGGCACCCAAGCGTGGGTCAATCAACCGCTCAAAAACAGTCTCGCCTTCCTCCAAGTTACCAATTAACTCCACATAATCACGAATGCCGTATCCTAGTCCTTTGGAGCCTTCGCCGCCGATCCACTTGCCGCCATGCCATTTAGCCCAATCTCCCACGTTTACATCGGGCCATTCTCTATAGACCCAAAATGTTCCGGCCTCATCAACGCCGATCCAAGCCATGAACCAGTTCTTTCGACCTGCCGGATCAAGGATCATGTAACGTGTGAGTCCTTTCTTAGGAATGGATTCGTGCTTAACGACGTTAACCTCTACCGAGAAGTTGGGGAACTGCGTACTCTTGCTCTTCGTCGGAACACCGTAGGCACGGCATAGAATCTCGTCCTCGGGACGATTCTTTAGATCCTCGGCAATACGCTCGTACCCGCCAAAGGGATTGTCGCGGGAATGGAAGTAGATGATCCCCGCATTCCGGTTCTTGCTCTCCTGTAGGAATGGAACCTTCCGATGGTTGAGTAGCTCGGCTTCCTTATAGGAAAGCGTCCGCGCACCCTCTAGATAGTCACGAACCACCTCCGTATACCCATCAATAGGGGTGAACGTCACAATCATCTTGGCGTTGCGCGTAGCCAGACGGAAGCGCAACGTGTTCAACAACTCTGGGCCAATCAGGTACTCGTCGCACCAAGTACCAATGTTAATCCACTTAGCCTCCCTGCTACCCAACTCCGCACCCTCAAGGATGGTGTCGTTATTCAGAAACTGGGCGTAGGTTTTGAAGATGATGTGGCTCTTGCTCCCCGGCAGGATGAGGCTCGACTTGCTAAAGCCATTCTTTCGCGTGTAGGAGACATTCTCCTCAGTACCAAGAGTTTTGCGCTTAAGCTCCTCGGGAAGCGCATCGTAGATCGCGGACTGCTGCTGTCTGATGGAAACGTCAGCATTTTGGGCGAAACACATTATAACCGCCCCATAGTTCTCAATCGCCGCCTTAACCACCGCATGGGCAGCCCAACTCGTTTTAGACGAACGATTACCACCACTTACAAGAATCTCGTTCTTCTTGGACAGTAGATCCTCCGCCTCGCCCCAATTCACCAGCTTAAAGCCATATCTATAGGGATCACGCTCAGCGTTCTCAATGGCCTCATGGTATAGCTCCCACAGTTGAACCAACTGCTTAGGGTCCATCCGCGCCATCTCCTCCATCGTAGGAGGTTTAAGTATCGGGTGCTGCTTCCAGACTAACGACATACGGCTCTATGCTTTCCACTAATCATAAGCAAGCCACGGAAAAGACCAATGCTCAAAGCCCAATACCAGTAGAGACTAACATGACGCTTTCCGGTAGAAACATTTGTCCATGAAGATTTTACATACATCTTCCCAAGCATAACTCCAACTGAGCTAGTGGGGTTTTTCTGGTATGTAATCTTCATAAAGCGCGGGAAGGTACACCACCTTAACCCTGATCTCGGGACTCCACCACTCTATCGTCCCCTCCTTCGTCATCGTCGCCGTCCACTTCAACTTCTGGTCCCACTCGCTCAACAGGGGTTGTGAGTACTGTAATGGTGTCATTCCGTAAAGCCGCCCTAGCCTCCTCAATAGCCTTCATAGCGTCAGCAAGCGACGGCTTCCCCGTCCTATGCTCCACCACCACCTTCTGCTCCCCAAGAGCCTGCAAGCCCTTGTCCACGCTAATGCCATAGCTTAGCGTTAAATCCTTAAGCGGCGTCTTCATCAACGCCTCATCATCCTCCATCAACATCTCTGTCTTCTTCGCCACCAACGCCCTCATTCTCTCTGCCATCTCAAAGCCATCTAACGCAAGCTCCTTGCGCCTCACCTCCAAAGCACGCTCATGCCGCGCCCTCAAAGCCGATAGTGCCACAAACCCTATACCAGTAGTCTCCATCACCTTCGCATACGTCTCCCCATTAGCCAGCATATCCAAGGCTAGAGCAGCCTCTTTAGGCTTACGCTTTTCTATGTAACGGTGGTTGAGGTTGGCTTGCGCCTCCCCTACACTTTCCACAATTGCTTTGGACTTCCTCCCCATGCAAATGTTCTACAGGTAGTGCTAAGTAGTCGTCAACACCTATTTGCAAAATTTTTTAAAATCCAACCATCCCTAAGTGAGACATTCTGTCACACCTTGTCTACACACCACTCTACGGGGGTAGCCATTTTCAGAATTTTTAAAAATGCCTTGTTGACCTATCGAGATACAGACGGGCACCGACGGAGCGACCCCCGCCCCCCCTGCTGCAAGTGGCTGGCGATTGTAAATGACGTGCAATAACTAACGCAACCAGACACAAAAGCAATCAAACCGCGCTTGCGCACGTCTCGCGTTTGAAAGACAGTTGCTCTATGGGGAGGGAAAGGATTGCGGACGATTGCACGCACCGGACGCCGGACGCTTGACGCATGGGGAAGGCAAGTGCCCTTGCTTTGCCATAAGGTGACTACTAGGTTTCCTTGTCCTTTCTGTCTCTCTCTCCTGTCTCTACTAGGGGGAGGCTTTGGGGGCGCGGATTAGGGGTTTGTTGCAACCAATAAGAATTTCTAGGCATACGCAATTTCGCGCTTGTTTACCTCGGGAAAGTGTGATTGCTTCCCCGTGTCAGAGAGAGAAACGCAACCCTAACCAGAAAGAAATATGACAAAAGAACAAGAGATTGCTATCATTCGTGAATTCGCCGCCAAGCTAGGGGAGAACAGTTATTTCGGCCCCGTGCTTGCCGAGGCTTTGCCGGAATTGGAGCAGGACATCAAAAACGATATCACTCCCTATCTGTCCCTGCGCAATATCAGAGACGAGGCTTTGTTTGCCTTGGAAGCGGCGAAACAAGAGCGGGCAACGGCGGAGATTAAAGCGGAGCGTATCGTTTTATCGGCGCGAGAGGAGGCGGAACGCATCGTAACCAGCGCGAGGGAATACAAAGATACGATTTTGGCCTTTGCCAGAAAGTTGCTCATTGAAAAGTCTAAAGAGCTTTACTGACTAACGCAAACCACAAACAAAAAGAAAGGACACAATGAAAACGACCGTCAATTTCCACGACTTCCAAGACGCTTTCCGCCGCTACGACCGCGCAAACCAGTTCTCCCGCGCCGGATTGGTTGCGCTCTTTGACTACTTGGAAGAGTTAGAGCGAGACACCGGAGACGAGTACGAACTAGACGTTATCGCCCTTTGTTGCGACTTCGCGGAATTTGACACCGCAGAGGATGCGGCGCGGGAATATGGTTGGACGCCTGAAGACGGCGATAATCCCTTGGAATGGCTACAGGAGCAAACCTCTGTCATTGAGGTTCACGGCTATCCGCAAGTTATTGTCCAGAGTTTCTAAGCCACACTTAACCCAACCCCTTGCCCTGCTCGCCTTAGTTGGCGGCGGGGCTTTGGGGTGCCGGGATTCCTCGGTTCAACCATAAAGACACAATGAACAGAAAAGAAGACGTATCAGACGCTTGCTTTGCCTTATGGCGGGCGCGGGTTTTGGGCAATCCTAAGCCTTACGAACGCTTGCAACGCATCAAAGAGGCAAAGGTTCGCCTTATTCAACTGATTAAGCGCGGTCCCGATTTAGGCAATCACCCATTGCAACGGGATGAACTCAACCGCAGACAACGCGAGGCCAACCTTGCGGGCGTTAGCCTTTATCGGGAGTTTCCCGTTGCCAGTCTCACTGTATACATTCGCAAATGGTAAACACAATGAAAACAAATTACACAATATCAGTCAATGGCGTTAAATTTGCGCCTTCAAGTTCGGCTCTCGTTGAGTCTTTATTCAATCCCGAAGGCACAGCGTCGGGCTTTTATAAAAAAAAGCCTAATGGGGTGTTGTTTTATAAGCCAAACGGCGAGCCTTTCTTGTTCCTTGTAGCCAATCGGTCAAACCCACGCTTTTTTGTCTCATGCTCAAAGCAAGAAGACGGGCGGATTCGTTACTTTTATTCAATTTCTTCAATGGATGAAGAAAAACTTGGAATTAATTCTTTGTCCTATGGCGAAAAGAATCGGCTCGCTGAAAGCATTTGGGAAACAGTTTCGACACAATGAAAAAGACATTCCTTGCCCTGTTGTTAGCCCTGCCAGCCTATTCCGCGCCGCCGGAATCGTTTTGGCGGGCTCTCCATCATGTAGAAACGTCAGGGCGTCTCGGACCCATTAAAGGCGACAATGGAGCCGCGCTTGGCCCTTTGCAAATTCATCGCGTTTACTTCCAAGATTCGGGAGTGAAAGGCTCTTATTCACAAGTGGCAGACCTTGCCTTTGCTCGCCGTGTCGCTACTGCCTATCTTAAACGCTACGCGCCGAAAGCATGGGAACGGGGCGATGTTGTGACACTCGCCCGAGTGCACAATGGCGGACCGTCAGGGCATCGCAAAACGGCCACATTGGCTTATGCTCGCAAAGTGTTAGCCGCAATGAAGTAACACAATGAAAAGACAAGATTGGATTGATTCATGGCGAGCGGTGCGCATGGGGAAGGAGGTTTGGTATAACCAATACACTCCCAAGGCTGATCTAGCGGCCTATTGCGCGTTTTTAATACGGAAGTTTTCAAAACGTCCGGCGACGTTGGCTGAACGGTTAGCCTTTTTCAAGGCTAGTAAAAGGATAAATGCTTTGGCAGAAAAAATAAACAAGTGACATCATGAGCTACTCATCAATTTCAAGTTGCGTTCGCTTCGCGGAGCGGATGCACGAACGAATCGAAAGAATGCAACAGGAAGAGGCCAAGTTAACGGCTTCAGCCAACAAGCAAATCCGCGCCCCAATCTTCACGCGAACCCGTATAAGCTCAGGCTTCGGCAAGGGTATGGTAAGGCGCGACAAATGGAAAGAGGGAATGCCGCGCATCACTCAGGAGGCTTGTGCTGTAGTCCATGAATACGCACTAGCTCGCGCCGCAACCGAGGGCTACGTCGGACGCAAGAGCTACTCTGAGAGGGCAGGAATTTCGACGGCAACGCTCAACCGTTGCGCTAATGAAATCATTTCGGGCGAGATTTATCTTGACCCTGTGGATGGAGTCTGGAAAGTGAAAAACGTTCAGAGCTAACAGGGAAATGGCCGCCGTCCCAATGGACAAGCACACGGGTGCAAGTGGCTCCCATGCGGGAGCTTAGGTGGTTGTCCTGTTAACTAACAAAGAAAGAAATATGAGTAAAGAAACTATCGACGACGGAGACCAAGTGGAATGGGGATGCGTCGTGAACCCCGAAGCCCAACGAATTGCCATCGCGGAAGCGTGCGGATGGTCGCGGTGCGAGGGTTCGATGGGTTACGAGACCCGCTATCGCGGGACCCCATCTGAGACGACCGTTTGGGTTTCGCTCCCCGACTATCTCAACGATCTCAACGCGATGCACGAGGCGGAGAAGGTGCTGACTGAAGAACAACGCACAGCCTACTCCGATTGCACCTACGATATTGCGCTGAAGGCGCAGAAGGAGAGCGGTAAGTGGAGATGGATTTCGCTTACTGCCGCCCAACGCGCCGAAGCATTCTTGCGGGCGATTGGTAAGTGGGAGGAGGCTAACGCATGAGCATTAACATCGAAGACGCTCGCTCAATTGTTTTCGAGCTTTCAGCAATGGCTATCACCGATGGCCCAATCTCGGAGGAGTTTTACGAAGAGGTGCTGCTTCGTCGCCGCGAACTGCTCTCCTTTCTCGACCATCAGGACCAGATGCTGCATGGTCGGCGCGATCCCCTTAAGGAAGACCCACATCCATGAATGGTCTTTGGATTCACTCAGACATCCTTGAGCGGCAAGACCTGTCTCACGCCGAGCGGATGGTATTAGCTTTCATCGCGTCATTCCCGGAGGGCTACTTCGGGAGTGATGGCTATATTGCAGAGTCTTTGCATATGAACAAGAGAACTGTGGAGCGTGTGGTGTCTTCGCTCTACCGTTCTAATTCCCTAGAAAGAAGGGGAAATTCGCGTTTCTGCGTGTCTAAAGTACGCAATACCGCGAGCATATGATACAGAGATGTAATCAGAATAGGGATAGACCACCAAATAGCTTCATTTTTGTCAGCAACCATAACTAAACGCAAATGAATAACATCCTGTCAGTTAATCCCGGTGAGTATGTCAAGGGTGCCGTCGTTGCCGATGTGAGCAACGCCAAGGCCATCCAAACCAAGAGCGGCAAAACGATCTTCAAAGCCACCCTTCGGGATGGTCAGAACGTAGTCGATGCCACCTCTTTCAGCAAAACCTTCGAACACGTCGATGGGAAGCGGGTGCAGTTTTCTGGCCCCGGCATTAAGCGTGGCGACGACTATAACGGCAAAGCCAACGTAGTCATTGGCGATAAGGTCGTTTTTAAGGCCGTAGGAGAACCGACCCCTAGCCAGACTGCCCCTCAGCCGGAAGAACCCCGTAAAAGCGATTCTAGGCCCATTCCTGCGCCTTCTAGGGTAGAGGGCGTGACGGTGGGAATGGCTATTAATAAGGCAGTTGATGCTTTGATTGCCGAGGGGGCTGGCACCTCGACCAGCCTAGTCACGGAGGCGAACGTCTGGCGATTGGCATCAGATTTGATCCGCGTTGCTCAGCGTTTGCAGTCGGGCGACCTTCATACCAAGATGGAAACCGTTGGCGAGGAGGTTCCTTTCTAATGAAAAACAAGTACTACGTTTACGGTGTTTTGTTTGGCCTAGTGCTTAAGGTTTCCGCAGTAGTGGGCCTAACAGCACTCATCATCATGGCACTCATCAAATACATCAAAAGCTGATGCACGCCTACACCCTAGCGGGAGAACCCCGCCACTACCAAGAGACCAAAAAGGGGGCCAAGAATCCTACGCGACCGACCACCATCAAGGACATCCGGGAACAGAAGCTATTGCCGTCGGTAACAGACATCTGCAAGATGCTCTCCGCTCCCGGCCTTGAGGAATACAAGATTGGTCAGGTCATCCAAGCCTGTTTCGAGGACACGCCGTCAGCCCATGAGGACATCTCTGGCTACAAGCGGCGCATCCAAGAGAAGGCCGGGGCTGATGCGGCTGGTGCTGCCGACCTCGGCACGCTCATTCACAACAGCCTAGAGACCTATCTTGCCGACCACGACAACTGGGATGGCACGGTGAAGGTAGCTATGCCCGATGGCCGCGAAATCCCTATCCGTGAGTTCGTGCTTCCCGCCGCTCTTGAGGTGGACAAGCTGGGCCTAGCAGATAAGGTGTGCGAGGCTGTCGTGACAAACCCTGAGCTTGGCTACGCCGGAACGGTTGACCTTTATGGCAATCGTACCGCCGACCAAGCCGGGAACAAGCAGCTTGTCGTGGTTGACTTCAAGAGCAAGCGCACCAAGCCGGGGCAAGTAGTGGAGCCTATCGAAACCCACCCCATCCAGATCGCTGCCTACATCGGCGCACTCACGCCAGCATGGTCGATGTATTTCAACGCCTTGGGCTACAACATCTACATCTCAACCACCGAGATTGGGCGTGTTGACGTAGTCCATTACGATACGGAAACGATTAGTCGGAGTCAGCGAATCTTTGAACATCTCCTTGCCTTGTGGCGTTGGAGATACTTTGATCCACGTCAGGTCTAACTTTCCTGCTACTGCTGAAGAACGACTCCATGTCGGGGTAGAGAAACATCTGCCTAGGCAGACTGTGGGAACGGGGGGAGCGCATCCGAACAACGCTCACCATAAAAACATGAAGACAGATACACCGATTGAAACACGTTACACTTATGACTTCCCGAGCCATTACCGGAAGGTGATTGCCGAGCTTGAGGCGGAGAACGCCGAGCTTCGCTCTCGACTGAACGATCCCGCAGCGGTGCTCATCGCTGGCGGGCATAACCTCACGCATGAACAAGTTGCTGCCCTATTGGGCGAGCGGTTCGTGGCAGACATGAATCATCTCAGGGAGCAGAACCAACTGCTGCGCCGAGACCGTGAGCGCATGGACTGGCTCTCTGAGGAAGCGTTTAGCATACATATGCTGCTGGAATCTGGTGGCGTCGAAGTGTCGTGCAGGGATGGACGTTACGACGGCGAGACTCTGCGTGAGGCTGTCGATGAGGCTCGCAGGGAAGGCGGTGCGTCGTGAGTGACACGCCAAAAACAGATGCAGCGGTTGAATGGGCAACATGTCGGCCCGGACCAATCTCATCCATCGCCGAATTCGCCCGATCACTCGAACGCGAGAACGCCGCGCTGCGTGAGGCGGGCCACTTGGCCGAAAAAATCATAGTTCAACGTACGGATGAGATTAGGCATCTTGAGCGCGAAAACGCCGCGCTGCGGCACAGCGAAGAGAACCTCGCCGCCACAGTACGAGGGCTAGAGTTTGAGCTAGAGAAGGCTGAGAAGACGGCTGCTCTGCTACGCGGAACAGTCGAAGCACTCGGAGACGCGAATGATCGACTGACCATTGAGATCAGCGGGCTGCGGAAGGAGGTGCGACGTGAGTGATGCACCAGAAATTATAGATGCTGCCGCAATCTTTCAGCGATTTCCTGATACTTGGGACACCATTTATCAGTACATCAAAAAGCTAGAACAAGAGAATGATGCTCTGAACGAAGCGGTGGAGAGCCTACGCACTACCCTGTGGGGTATGGAAACCGAGCTAGAGAAGGCCAACGCTGTGCTGGATCTGCTGAACACCCATTGTATGTCTGCCGATCCAATCATGGGTCGATCTACCTACCGCTGGACCATTGAGCATGACGAGCCAGACATTCGCGTTGCCATTGCGGAACTACGAAAGGCCCAAGTATGAACCATGAACAAGTGTTTATCGGCTCCTGTCTGTTGGAGCCTACTCTCATCGACACCGCCGTCGCTCAGGGCTTGAAGGCTGATGCATTCACATCGAACGACCGCAAGGCCATCTGGCTCCAGCTTCTTGAGAACCGTACCAACTCGCGGCTGACGGATATGCAGTCCATCTTCCTTGAGATGGGCAATGCCTGCCCAGCCGAGGAACTGCTCGCCTGTGAATCCTCCGCACCCACCCAGACGCACGGCAAGAAGGCTCTCAAAGCTACGTTAGAAGCTGCCATCATCAGCGACCTTCGCCCTGCCCTACGGGATGCGCTGTCCATGATTGATGACAAGGAGAGCTACACGAAGATCAAGGAGGCTGTCGAGGGTCTTCCCAACCACCTCAAGCCCGAGGAGCGAACAGAGGTGAGCTTGCCCGAGACTGTGGACGAGGCTATGTCGTGGATCGCTGGGCAGATTAGCGGAAACACGGCGCATGAGAAGGTGGTGGTTACGGGTCTGCCGCGCTTCGACGACTCAGCCGGGGCCATTGGGATGCACGAATACGTCATAGTCGGCGCTCGTACCTCAACAGGTAAGTCCTCGTTCATGACCCAATTGGCGGCACACAACCTCTACCGTGGGCTGCGTGTAGCCTACTTCACGCTGGAGACATCGGCCAAGGCCGTGCTCTTGCAGATGGGTGCTCAGCGTGCGGGGGTCAATCTCCGCCGGCTGTCGATGGAGTTTACGAATAAGCAGGACGCCCTGAAGAAGGAGGTAGAGAAGCTGCGCAATATGCCCCTTCTGGTGTACGAGCGAGACCTGTCGCTTGAGCAGATCGAGGCTCGCTGCCGTCTGCTAGCCTCAACGTGGAAGCCCGATCTGGTCATCATCGACTACCTCGGACTGATCCGTGTTAACGCTGACGGTGCCTACGAGCGGATGACCAAGCTGAGTAAGAGCATGATCCCGCTGAAGAAGGCACTAGGCTGCACCCTAATCGTCGCGGCCCAGCTTAATCGCGGTAACGAACGAGAGGACCGTCCACCTAGTCGCACAGACTTCCGCGACACCGGAAGCATTGAGGAAGATGCCCACCGTGTCTTGGCCCTGCATCGCCCCAGCAAGGACGACTCAGGCCAGCTACAGGGCTACGACCGGAGTGAGTATCTCCAAGAACTCTACCAACTCAAGAACCGCGATGGCAGTCTGGCTCAAACTAGATTGACATTCTTCGCACCACACACCAAGTTTTCCGAGAGGACATAAACACATGAATGAAACTGAACTACTAGCCCTGTACCGTGAAACTGCTGCGTTGCGTCAGCAACTGGCCGATGCCGAGATCCGAGAGATGGCACTCAAGGATCAGATCGAGGGAGCCTTAGACTACATCTACCGTCAGGGCGACACTAGTCTAACCCGTGGACAGGTGGATGAAGTCATCTGCCGCCTTAACGGCGAATGAAACGGACACCTCTCAAGCGGGTGAGCACCAAGCGCAGCAAGGAGCTAAAGGAATACGCCAAGCTCCGTAAAGCCTACCTTGAGGCTCACCCCTACTGCGAGGTGTATCTGGCCGAGAACGGCCTTAAATACGAAGGAAAGCCCATCGACGCGCCCTTGGCGACAGACATCCATCACCGCCGAGGACGCTGGCATGGCCGACTAAACGAAACAGAACATTGGCTCGCTGTATGCCGCGAGTCACATGAACGAATCCATTACCATCCCCAATGGGCATACGAACGGGGATATATGCTTCCACGATGAATAACATTCCAGACAACTACCTCCGCATCCTTGCCGCAGGCCAAGACGACGTTCTTGCCTCCCTTGAAACGGGAAACCCCAAGGACTTCTTCGCCGCCCTTGAAAGGCACAAAGCTCTCACCGAGAGCGTCAAAAATGGAGTCGATGCCTATATGCATCTGACCTACGAGAATGACGGTTCGGGAATTTGATATAGGAACCTACATCGTTTCCTCCGAGACAGTCGACCAGAAAGAATATCTGGTGGACATTAATGCTTATGCAGGCAACGGAGAGTGTAGCTGTGAAGACTTCACCTACAAAAAACGAAAGATCATTGAAGCAACTGGAGTCATTGTAAAATACCGAAAGCCGGAAACCACACGTTGCAAACATATCCATGAGTGTTTAACAGAATTTGCCGACACCGTATTGAACCGAGTACACGGACGCGCCTAATGTACCTATTAGTCATCTATCTGCTGTCAGTATTTTCACTATGCCTAGCGATTCCACTAGCCATTGAGTTTCTTTACAGGCTTAGAAAGTAATGCCTAAGCCGCCAAAGACTCGTTGCTCAGGAACATGGACAGAGGCCCGCTATTGGGGCTTCATCCGCTCTGCTCTGCGCCGAGCCTTCACCCGCTATCCCGTCAACTACCACGTTCGCAACGCAGCTAAACGCCCCTATAATGGGCCGAATAAGCTACAGAAGAACGAGTTCCAATGCGGTGTGTGCAAGGAGTGGTTCATCCAAAAGGCCACCCAAGTACATCACCTTGTAGAATGTGGCTCTCTCAAGAGCTACGCAGACCTACCCGGCTTCGTTGAACGTCTATTCTGCGAGGCTTACAATTTACAGGTCGTTTGCAAGATCTGTCATAGTAGAATAACACATACAACAGATGCTAAACCTAGACCAGCCAGACGACCAAAAGCGAATCGATTGGATTGAGAAGTACGTCATTGCCATCGACTTTTACATCGTGGACGACGAAGACCCGCGCTTCGTGATTACGTTCGTGGACGACGGAGAAGAGCACATGATTATGTGCGACGGCCCCACGTTAAGAACCGCCCTTGATCGGGCTATGGAGACTACCAAATGAGCACACAAAACCCCATCGGATCAGAAATCGTAGATAAACTGCTTGCGGTGTTTCCCAATCTGCCAAGCCATCA